AATTACCCCATTCTTCTGATTACGAAAGTTACTTCACACTCACAAGCAGTTGAAGATGCTCCATCAGTAATCATTTCGATTGTTTGACCTTCTGCTACATAATTTGCACTTGAAGGAGTTGCTGAATCAACATCTCCTGCTGCCGAGCCAGATTGTGTTATTGTAATTCCACCACCACCAACAGCTACTCCACCTATTTCAAAAGATAGACCTGCATCAGCAGAAGAAATTGCATTTTTAATTGTAGTATAAATTTTAATAATTTTTCCACTATCAGGAGCAGTTACAAAACTACTACCTGCTGTTGAGATAGTTGTAATTTTTCCTGTTAAAAAATAATCGTTTAATGTTCTCATTTGTTGTCCTTATTGTTCCGAGCATTATGCTCTTCAATAAAAAAGGGAGGAACTGTTTTCCTCCCCTTGTAATAAAAATATAAATTTATGCAGTTAATGCAAAAATACCATAGTTGGCATTTGGAGATCTTGCTGTTAAAGTGTACTCAGTCAAAATCATTCTTTTTTCTGAGTCTCCTGTTTTAGCAAGTTCTTTAGTTTGGAATGGTCTTAGATAAGATAATTCCCATTTATCCATTTCCAAAATATCAACTCTGTTTTCTTGTTGGTGTCTGTTTGGTACGAAAGTTACTTCGCCAAAGTCTGATACATACACATCCACAGCACCGATAACTCTTTTATCAGCAATGTTGTTTGTGTTTGTAGCGATACCATTGAAACCAGAAGCAGTTTGCTTATGAGAAGCAGTCATCATTACACAGTCTGGATTTCCACCAAGATCAAAACATTTTTTTAATCCTGCTTTTAATAAATCTTCTGTGTAAGCTCTTAAAGTTCCATTGGCATTTCTTTTAACAAGACCATCGCCATTTAAACCTGCACCAACTGCTCCTGCTGCATTAGCATAAGTAGTGTTTGCTGCTGCTGAGTAGTTGTTAGCTGCTGTTGCTGTTCCTGCAATATTGCCACCATACCAAGTTGATACAGAGCCAAGTTCTCTTGCAGTTCCTGCTGCTCCTGCTGTTTTAAAGTTATCTTGTCCAACAAGTGTGAACTCCATATCTCTTTTTAGCTCTTTACCTGCTTTAGCCATTTGGTAAGCAAGTTCATCGCCACGACCTGCATTAGTAACTGCTTGGTCTGTGCCAGATACACCAATAACTTTAGTGCTTATTTGCTCGTAGTTTCCGAGTCTTGTAGTTGCGACAGTTGCTAAGTTAGCAGCATCATCGCCTTCAATTTGTTTGTTCGCTGCTGCGTTAGCCAATCCATCAGTTTGCCACTCATGGTTTGTTTGCGAAGCTGATCCTTTACCTGCGTTAGACATAAAAGGTGTTTCAGTAGGTGCTATGTTGTAAATAACATCTGCTAAATCTTCTCTTATCAATTATGTTATCGTTAAGACTCTTTATTCTTAACTTCTATCATTTTATATATAGTGATAGTTCAGACTATATCTTCACTTTTTAAAGTGTTCGGTTTTCGTGGGAATATTATTCTTTCGTCAATTCCTAGTCGTTACACCTGCTATATCAGTTTAATTATATAGATTGGCTCGGTATTGTCCTTTTAAGGATGTTCACCGAATTTACCGAATTTATTGTAGGCTAAAAGCTAACCAACACGAGTATAGGTTTGTACTGTATTATTAGGTACAGCCATTGTAGTCTCCTATTCGTTAAAGTACATCTCCTTCAGCACACTCTGTGCGTCTTTGATATGTCCAGATTGTTTGAGTCTCGACATTCTCTTATCAACATTCTGTTTTTTATCAGAATCTTCTCTTACATTTGAAGCATTAGAAGAGACAACTTTTGGAGCTTTATTTACTTTATTGCCAGATAATTTTGTTTTTTTCAGTTGATTATATCTGTAAGCATCAGCTAACAATAAAACTGCTCGATGATCTACCATCATAGCAATTTCTTGGTCAGTATAACCACTTTCTTTTGCAAAATTAGAAAGTCTTTTAGTAAATTCTGCACTCTTATTTTTGTCTGCATAAACTGGTAATTTTTCAGCCAAGATTTTTCGTTCTTTTGCAATGTACTCGTTATACACTTTCTCTTGCTCTGCTCGTTGCTCTTGTTGAATACGCATTTGTTCTTGCTGTGCAAGATTTAATGCTTCTTTTTTCTTATCTGACTCTGCTTTTAATTTTACATATTCAGCAGGATCAGTTTGATAAAGATTATCCCAGTCAATGTTTTGTTCTTGTTGCTGCAAATTTTCAGTTAGAACTTTTAATTGTTCAGCATATTGATTGCGAGAACTTTTGACTGCTTCAAACTCTTTCTTTAAGTTTTCCTGTAAGGACTCAACTTCTTTTCGTTGATTACTTAAATCCATCGTTTTTTTGGTATAGTCTGATTCCCTAGAGTAACCTTTCATTAGCTCATTGAGATTAACTTTTTGATTGATACCATTAACAGTAACATCATAAAGTGTCTCTTCACTTTCAGAATTGGCTTCTTCGTTATCTACTACTTCTTCATTAACATCTACATCTTCCATTAAGGGATCATCGGTATCTTTTTCAAGATCGACTTCTCCTTCTTTCTCTGATTTAGCTGTTTCAAGCTCTTCGTTCCTTGCAGTCTCTTCGTTTTGTAATAGGGTAGCGAATGCTTGTGTTGTTTCTTCAGTTTTATAGGTTGGTTGCGAAACAACAGACTCCTCTTGAGGTGTATCTGCCATTATAACTCCTTTTATTGATTAATCTGCTTGGATGCTAGTTTGCCTGTTTCCATTACAGATTGCAGTTGCACATGAAGGACATTTAACATTTTTTTCATCATGTAAATTTTCTCTCTTCCTTCTGTGTCTCTTATCGGAGAGTTAATCCATTCTAGGTCTAACTCTTGCGAAACTTTTTGTAGAGCTTCAACAAATATAGGATCTTCTAATATTGCTTTTGCTCTGTGTCCTCTTTGTATTTCTTTTTCTTTATCCATTAAATTCCAGAACTTTCATCATCGTAATCATCTTCTGGATTTGTAATAGGATTAAAACTACCAGTAAAAGGATTTCCACTTCCACTATAATTTACAACAACTCCACTTCCAGTAGATTTTCCACCAGTACCTCTGCCTAATCCATATTCTTGTCCAGATTGTGTTGTTTGTGCTACTGGATCTTGTGGATTGCCACTTGTAAATGTATATCCTGTATTGCCTTGATTATCATTAAATACTTGCTGATAAGTGTCTCCAAATACATCTGTTACAGGTTGTCCTTGAACATTAGCAGGTAGCATACTTTCTATGCCACCAACATTTGTATTTACATTTTTATTAGCAATGTCAAAAATAGGATTATTGTTATCATCAAATTTACCTGTAAAATAACCTCTTTTCATTAATTCACTTTTAATAAATTCTTCTCTTAATGCTGAATCATTTAAACCTAATACACCAAGTCCTAAAGATAAAATATTAGGAGGAGTGCCTTTTAAAGTTACTTTACTTCCTTTACTTGGCAAATAACCTAAAAGACTATTACCAAGATAACCACTTGTTAAATAATCAAGTAATTCTTCATCAGATAAATCTTTCATTGCATCAATAGAATAATATGGTCTTTCTTCTACATTGTTATTATCATTTCTTTGTTCATCATAAGCTGATTGACCAAATCTTTCTATTGGCTGACACACACCATCAACTAACATATAACCTTCTGGACAAGGATCAACTGGTGTATCTGTTGCAGAAAAATCTAATTGTGAATTTGGAAAATCTGCACTAGGATCTAGTTCGCCTAAACCTTCTTGTACTGTTCGTAAATCATAAAAAGGATTACGAAACTTACCTGCTGTATTAACATTAGGTTTAGTTTCAAGTTTACCACCAAGATAATCGTTAATTACTTTTTGTGCATCAGTACCTTGCATGAAGGGTGTAAAAGTTGCCATTAATTCATTCCTTGTTGTAGAATTTTAGAAGCTAATTTTTCTTTTTCTAATTGTGATACATTTTGCTCTTTCACAACTTGCGTGGCAAGTTTCTGTTCATCGAGGTTTAATTTTTGCATCTTAAATTCATTATCAGCTTCTAATTTTCTATTTTTAAAATCTGCATCTGCCATAGCCTTTTGTTTTCTCATTTCAATATCTTGTGCTGCTAATTGCAATGCAGGATCTGGTTGTTCTTGTTGTGGTGGTTGAGGTGGTTGCTGTGAAGGATCATTAAAAAATTGCGTTGCATCTTTATAACCACTATTTTGCAAATATGCTTCTATCGTATTATAGATAGTTTGTGGTGTAACCATTCCCATTCCACCTTGTTGCTGTATCATTTTTTCTTGAACATTTAATACTTGTTGTAATACTTCTAATCGTTGATCTTGGTTTCCTGTTCCTAGTCCAACTTGTGTTGTGCAATCATAATGCGAAGTCCATTGACGAGGATTCATTGGAATAAACTCTCCTCGTAATTTAACTATTCTTTCTTGATCTTGGTACTCACAAATGGTCGCTAATATACATTCAAATAAATCTTTTACTCCATCAGCGAATGATCTTGCTATCAGTTCTATTCTTTGCGTAGAACTTTGCATCATAGATCGTGTAGATTCTGCTGTGGTATGTGATTTGTTAATTGTATCTGGATTTAAACCCATTAATTGATTTGGAACTCCAGATCTTTTCTCTTTTAACTGGTCAATCTTTTGCAGCATAGCCAAACCATCATTTAAAAAGTTTGGAGTCTGTAAAGGTGTAACTGCATTAGGCGATTTTACTCGAACAATGCCACCTGCTCTTGAAGTAAGTAAATCATCTAGGTTTGCTTGACCATCTACAACTATTGTTCTTGCATTATTTTGGAAATACATATTATCAAGGGTATTTCGCATGATTGTTGTACTCATCATTTGCACATCAGCCAATAAATCGTACATGGATAGACCAAAAAACCTAAAAGGCATCGGAATAGCCACACACATAGCAAAAGGTAGCTTGTTGATGACTTCATTTTCTAAAATAATGTAATTATTATAGCCACTTCCACCAACAATGATCTTTCTTAGCTCTCCAATGCCATCGCCATCCATATCAACCTTCATATAGCACTCAGTTATTTGTACTACTCGCTGTGAAGGATCAATATTAGAAATTTCAATGTCCATAGTTGGATCATCATAGCTTCTTCTTACTGTTGCTTCAGTATTAAAGACATCTTGCTCACTACTAGGCAAGTTTTCGACATCTTTTTTATTAAAACCCATGTCTATTAGCTCAGAAACAGTTTTTGTTACTCTATGAGCAATAAAATTACAGTCTTTTAAGTTTTTTGCTCTTGGAGAAACCAAAATTTCTTCTGGTGGCACAGGATCTATCTGGCATCTGCCATATTCTTTAACTCTTTTAACCTCACAGTTATAAAAAATGCCATCATCTTCTTCAATTTCTTCAACTTCAACAATTTCAACCTCTTCATCTATCAATAAAGTTTGATATTGTGTCTCGTCTAAGTGTTCATAGTGTTCTTTTTTCTGATCTTTTGATGTTTTCCAATAAACTTTGCAAAAACCATTCTTCTGAAGGAGTGCAGTCTTAAACATAGAGTGCAAAATAGCAAAACCATCGTTATCTCTATTAAAAATAAAGTTACAATAGTCAGTAATTTGGTCAGCATAAGGTACATCTTCAGCTTGTTGTGGCTCAAAGTTTACCATTTTGTCTGATTGCGTAAACATACGCATTAAACTTGGCAATATTGACTCTACAACCTCTAATATATCTTGTGATACAACTGAGCTTCTGCCTTCTGTCTCGTTACCTAAAGGCTCTCCTAAATAATATTTAAGTGCTTCTTTGCGTTGCGTTGATAAATCACTATCATAAAATCCAAGAGAGCTTGAGATCTCTTGTGAGATTAATGCGAGTAATTTTGATTTTGATAATTTTGCCATTCGTTAAATAATTCCTGCGTTGTTATATTTTAATTTTGTTGTCCATTCGCTTGACTGATTGTTGCCTACTGCGAAATATCGAAAGCTATCTGCTGCGTGGGAAGTCCAGTCGTGAACTGGTTTATTTTTTAATTCTCCTCGTTCACTTACTGCCCATCTGTATTGCCTTAAAGCATCAATTCCATGTTTACATTTTTCATGGTCAAACCAACACCTAGATAAAACCATTCTTACAGCATTAATGCCATCTTCGACAGAGAGCTTTGGAACAATAGATGTTCTCAGTCCTAAACTTTGTGCTGTTTCGACACGACTAACACCTGTTCCAAGTTCTCTGACTGTTGCATCATGTGGGAGGTAATGCGTATCGTATATGTACTTTTTCTCATCAAGAACAGTTGCATAAAATTCTAAACTCTCGCCACTATCTTCGTAGTAATCTATGATATGGAATGCACTTCCTTTTTGTTGCACAAACCAAATAGCAGTTTTATCTGCCATCCCAAGATCCCAGTATGTATTGACTTTGATACCAGTCTCATAAGGAACTTTTGTAATTCTTTTTTCTTCTTCTGCTTTATTTAATCCTTTTGCATAGATTGAGCCTATGGCTGCACTATCAAAAGAGCATTCAAATTCTGCTTCATACACTTCTTCTGG